TTGAAAAAATATTAGAAGAGACTAGACTAGCTGGTATGTTAGATAACATAATGAAGCTAGCAAATAAATCTAATCCAGATATTACGCAGCCCGAAGTTGATGAACCTAAAGTTGCTGAACCCGAAGCAAAAGAATCTATTACAACACTATTAAAAAGACAACTAGAACAGCACATGGAGAATCGCAATGTCTGATATGAGAAAACTTATGGAAGCTATCCAGCCGCAAGAAGTACTTGAAGGCAAATATGGTCCAATGGGCGGCAGAAGAGCTACTGAAAAGGTTGATGCAGTATTTGACAAGCATATAGACAGACTAGGCAGTGAGCCAACAATAGAAGAAATTTATGACGCTGTAAAAGCAGTTAAAGGCGAAATGGGTGCAGAAGATCTATTCAATGCGCTAATAACTCCACGCTTTATTAACCGACAGTTTATTGGGGCAGTTGCAGAAAAACTAGAACTTCCTGGATTATATGGGCCGACAGGAAAATCGTTCTATTCTACAGATACAGATAACGCCGGGCGTTACATCGGAAATGGTCGTGCAGGTAGATCCACTAACCAAGAACTAGCAAGGCAAGGCTATTTAAGTGCTGAAGCAGCAGAACGTCTAGGCGTTACTAGATTTTTAGGCATGGAGTTCGGCGATGGTGACAGTGACGAAGTTAATGCAATTCGTAGCGATCAAGAAACTGCGGATTCTAACAGACAAGTGCGCAGAGATGTGGCTCGCTTTAATGAACTTCTTGCTAAAAGAAATGCTACAGAAAATGAAGGCATGGTTTACGAATCATCCCTAGCACGTTTGCTAACAGAAGCATTGTCTGATGAAGAAGAAGCAGAGTTCCAAGAGTTACTTAGTAGACTTAGACAGTTAGATCCTATTGAGGACGAAGAAACTCAAGCCGCAGTACAGTCAGCACTTGATGCGATGCCAGAAGCAGAACCAGCAGCAGCAGAACCAGAAGCTACTCCTGCAACAAGTAATGATTCTAATACTCCGTTAGCAGACTTTGCACAATCAGGCAAAGGTGGCATTAAAAACGACCGCGATGAAACAGACGCTATTACAAAGCTACAAGAGTTTTTAAAGACTATGGGCTGGGATATCGGAGTTGACGGCGCATATGGTCCACAAACAACTGGTGCAGTTAAAGAGTTTCAACAACTTGTAGGTATTACTGATGACGGTGATGCAGGACCAGAAACAATTGGAAATATATTAACATGGGGACAGCTGCCAGACGTTAAGACTTGGGCTCCACAACTTAAAGAGTTAACTGACTTAATCGCAGCAGGCGCAACATTTACTCCTCCAGCAACAGAAAGCATATCATTTAGTAGTATGCGTTCTATGATTTCAGTTCTTGAGTCACTAAATGAAGAAGTATCTGATCAACAACAGGCTCGTGCAATGGAACTATATACTGCATTGAAGACTAAGATCGAAGGCGGTGCTGACTATGTAGGTAGCTTGCCAGAAGTATTACAAACACAAATATCAAGTGCAGCAGAATGGGCAGCAGCGACACCCGACGATCGTGATGCTGATGGTGAAGGTGATACTGCTACTGCAACTATTACAGCAGAACGTGCAACACAGATTGCAACTGATTTTGCAGCACGTGGCGGCTTGGGCAGTTCAGATAATGGTACATTAGGACATGTAGGTCTAGGTCACAGTACAGATGAACAAGGTATTAACGATAGATTAAAAGAGCTTCAAAATGCTGCTGACTGGCAACTAGTTGTAGATGCATATAAGGAAGTTGGTAGTAGTGGCAGGCCATTAAGAACTGGCGATTTAATTAAAGACATGATGGGATCGTTTAACGCACAAGATTACCGACAGTATGTTGCAGTTGAATTAGAGCGTATCGGCATTGAATCAGGCACTGGAACGGGCGGTGACGACGAAGCACCTGACAATGCTGATAGTAGCGACGAAGCATCTCAAGGTTCAGTAAGCCCTAGACCAGGTGGTATTGCTGCTGCGAACTGGGATCAGCGGTATGGCTACACACATAATAAAGACGGTTCGCCAAAGACTCCGGAAGAGATAGCAGCAGCCGCAGCGGCTCGTGCAAGTGCTGGCGGTTAAGGAATAGATTAAATGAACATAATTGACATTATATCAGAATCGAGAATTGATGAATTCTTTATTCCTGGCGGCGCCCAACAAGAGTTTATGTCAGCTGAACGAGCAGAAGAACTAAAAATTCCAGGTGCAGCAAGATTTCGTCCATGGGGCACTAATACCACTACATGGGTATATTCATCAGATAACATGAGAGATTTAGCAACTGAAGCAATGCAAATATTTGCACCATATTATGGATCTACAGCAACAAATAGGTCTGCAGCAGAAATATCGGCGGCGTTAGTAAACTACTGGGCAAGTGCAGGAATGCAAGATAAAGCAAATATGCAAAATATGTTTAGATCTATGTCCACTGGTGCTCCACAAACTGCACCTTTTCTACACAACGAAGCACTAGGAATGATGCTTAATAGCTTGCAACTAAGCCAAAACAACGCAGCATTTGTTGCCGATCGCGATAACGACGACGATAATTAATCGTTAAATAATACTTGACATTTTCATTCTTCTAGTATATACTATAATAGTACACAAATAAACACAACCCAGGAGTATACTATATGAGTGACCGTACCTATGGTGCTGAAGAAAAAGCCAAACTAGAACGTCTTGTCAAAGAGGGCGTAACCGTTCTACAAGAAGTAGAAGACCTTAATATGGGCCTTAAAGAAACTGTTAAAGCAGTAGCAGAAGAACTTGATATTAAGCCTAGTCTTATTAATAAAGCAATTAAGATTGCACAAAAACGTGACTGGGAAAAGCACGTTGATGCATATGATGATCTTGAAACATTAGTAGCAACTGTTGGTATTGATAAGTGATCAGTAAAATTACAGAGTTTTTTAAGAATAGTTACAGGACAAGTCCTGTAGCTTTCTACTGTGAAATGATAGAAGCAGTATTACTCATCAGTGCAAGTGCTGTATTAACATTTACTATCTTAGATCCAGCAACTAAAATATTTGTTCCTATGTATTTGGTAGGAAGTTTATTAGGTGTAATTAGTGCAGTAATTAGACAAGCTGCATTTGTTATTGTATTATGCAGTTGGTTTGTAGTAATGAATTGTCTTGCTCTAATACAACTATTTGTGCTATAATATAATATATAGAGTCGTTCGCTTTAAGAACATGATATAAGGTTAGTTGGCCAGAAGCAACAAGGAGATTATATGAGTTACGTAGACGCAATGTTTGACCGAGATGCAGACATTATTAGAGTTGTTGAACGCCGCGAAGGCAAAAGACATTTTCGTGAATATCAAGCAAAATACACATTTTATTATAAAGACCCTAAGGGCAAGTATAAGAGTGTATACGGCGATCAATTATCACGAGTAGTATGTAAAAATACAAAAGACTTCCGCAAAGAAGTAGCTATTAACAGAGACAAAGAACTGTTTGAAAGCGACATTAATCCAATCTTTCAATGTTTAAGTGAAAACTATTTACAACAAGATGCTCCTAAACTAAACGTACTGTTTTGGGATATTGAGACAGACTTTGATCCAGAGCGTGGCTTTGCTCCAGTTGAAGATCCGTTTATGCCTATTACTGCTATTACAGTATGTTTGCAATGGCTAGATAGTATGTTGATCACACTTGCTGTTCCGCCTAAGGGCATGGACTTTGAAGAAGCAAAGGCAATGTGTAAAGCACGTTGGGGCGATACATGTATTCTGTTTCCTAACGATTCAGAAGGTAACGGCGAAAGAGACATGCTTAATATGTTTCTTGACTTATTAGACGATGTTGATATTCACAGTGGTTGGAACAGTGAAGGATACGATGTTCCGTATACTATGAACCGCATCAAGCGTGTTCTAAGTAGTGATGATACAAGACGCTTTTGTTTGTGGCAACAGAAACCTAAGAAGCGTGAATATGAAAAGTTTGGTAAACTAAGCGAGACATATGATACTATTGGTATTGTACATCTTGATTATCTTAACTTGTATCGCAAATATACATATGAAGAACGTCACACATACAGACTAGATGCCATTGGCGAAATCGAAGTAGGCGAAAACAAAACAGTTTACGAAGGTACACTTGATCAATTGTACAACAATGACTTTGAAAAGTTTATTGAATACAATAGACAGGATACTGCATTGCTTGATAAGATTGATAGGAAGCTACGCTTTATTGATTTAAGCAACGAACTAGCACACGCTAACACTGTGCTTCTACAAACTACAATGGGCGCTGTTGCTGTTACAGAACAAGCTATTGTTAATGAAGCACATCACAGAGGCTTACAAGTGCCCAATCGTAAGAAGCGTGATGACGAAAACACACAGGCAGCAGGTGCATACGTAGCGTTTCCTAAGAAAGGTTTGCACAAGTGGATTGCATCGATGGATTTAAATTCACTGTATCCATCAGTGATTCGTGCATTGAATATGGCGCCTGAAACTGTTATAGGACAGATACGTCCTGAGATTAGTGATGGTCGTGTTATAGAAGACATGGGCCTAAAGAAGAAAAGCTTTGCTGGTAGTTGGGAAGGTCGTTTTGCAACAGAAGAATACGATGCTGTTATGGAACAACGTAAAGATATTTCACTTACTATTGATTGGGAAGACGGACGCAGTGATGTATTAAGCGGCGCCGAAATATACAAACTAATGTTCGATAGTAATATGCCTTGGATGCTTAGTGCTAACGGTACTATCTTTACTACAGCGTTTGAAGGTGTTATTCCTGGACTACTAAAGCGTTGGTATAGTGAACGTAAAGACTTGCAGAAGATGCTTAAAAAAGCAAAAGACGCAGGCAACGCTGCAGAGATTGAGTACTGGGATAAACGACAGCTAGTTAAGAAGATTAACTTGAACAGTTTGTATGGTGCTATTCTTAACCCTGGTTGTAGATTCTTTGATAAACGTATCGGACAAAGTACAACACTAACAGGACGTACTATTGTTAAGCACATGAGTGCAGAAGCAAACAAAGTCATTACAGGTGTATATGATCACGTAGGTGAAGCAGTTATTTACGGTGATACTGACTCTGTATACTTTAGTGCTTGGCCCACGTTAGGTAACGAGATCGAAGCTGGAACTATTCCGTGGGATGCAGAAAAGGCTATTTTACTGTATGATCAAGTATCAGAAGCAGTAGACAGCACGTTTATTGATATGATGCGTAGATCTTTCCATTGTCCAAAGAGTCGTGCAGATGTTATTGCAGCAGGTAGAGAGATTGTTGCTAGAACAGGCTTGTTTATTACTAAGAAGCGTTATGCAGCACTAGTAACTGACCTAGAAGGATATCGCACAGACACAGATGGTAAACCTGGTAAAGTAAAGGCAATGGGCTTAGACTTGCGTAGATCAGATACACCTGTGTTTATGCAGGAGTTCCTAAGTGAACTATTGCTTATGGTACTTACTGATAAGCCACGTAGTGATGTACTTGAGCGTATTACAGAGTTCCGTAAGGAATTTAGTGCGAGACCTGGTTGGGAAAAAGGTTCGCCCAAACGTGCAAACAAAGTTGGTCATTATCGTCGCTTAGAAGAGAAGCAAGGTAAAGCTAACATGCCCGGACACGTAAGAGCAAGCCTTAACTGGAATACACTAAAGCGTATGAACGGTGACAAGTACAGTGAAGAGATTGTCGACGGAATGAAAGTTATTGTTTGTAAACTTAAACAGAATCCTTTGGGCTATACGAGTGTTGCATATCCAACAGACGAGCTACGTATTCCAGAATGGTTCAAAGAACTTCCGTTTGATGATGCGGCAATGGCAGAAACTATTATTGATAACAAACTAGATAACTTGATTGGCGTGCTTAACTATCCACTAGAAGATACTAAGTCACACACAACCTTTAGCAGTTTGTTTGACTTTGGTGAATAATATGATTAAAAAATGGACTACACATATTATGCATACAAACATCAACGATGCTGAGTATGTAAAGGACATAGGCAACTTTCTTAAAAGTAAGTATACTAGTAATAATTGGCCTGTTGATCTAAGAGAGATTGATCTATTTAAAGACCAAGGACATCAAAACGAACTCTTTAACAAAGCTGAACAGTTTATTACTAAATGTGTAAATGAATATTTACTAGAAGTATTTGAAAGTTATTACTTAGTATGCGAAGGTTCTGAACTTAGTATAGATGTACACGCAACTAATCATAAAACTATAGGAGCCCACCAACATAATAGTGCTATTATTAGTGGTGTGTTTTATGTAGAAATTGATAGTGGCGAACTCATAATGCACGATCCTCGAGGCACTGCGTCACGTGGCTATCCTAATGACCCTGGCTATGCAAAGTACTTTGGACGACATAGTATTATGCCAAAGCCAGGTGATATCATTCTTTTTCCAGGATTTCTAACACACGAAGTAGCAGCTAATACAAGCGACTTGCCTAGAATAATTATACCATTTGATGTATCAGAAGAGGAGAACAATTAATGAGAGTAGGATTTACAGCATCTACATTTGACCTCTTGCACGCCGGCCATGTGCAAATGCTACGTGAAGCAAAAGAACAATGCGATTATTTAATTTGTGCTTTGCAATTTGACCCTAGTATTGATCGACCGGAGAAGAACGCACCAGTGCAAACTGTTGTTGAACGTTATACTCAACTTAAAGCAGTAAGGTATGTAGATGAAATTATTCCATATGGTACTGAAGAAGATCTAGAAGATATCTTGACAATGTACAATATTGATGTTAGAATAATAGGTGAAGAGTATCGTAATGGTAAGTTTACAGGTCGTGCTATCTGTGCCAAGCGTGATATAGAATTATACTTTAACAAAAGAGATCATAGATTTAGCACAAGTGATCTACGCAAAAGAGTAACAGGAGAACAAACTAATGTCTGAAGGACCATTTAAAAGTGCATTTGATGCAGATACAGCCGGCGTAATTCGTCGTGAGATTGTAACATATCGTATGAAGAACGGTATAATGGTAAAAGAAGAAGCATGCCGAGATTATTACATATCTGGCGATTATCATGACAGCCAATCAGCAGCACCGTTGGTAGTGCGTTAATATGTGGACACTTTGGATCGTAAGTAGTATTATAGGCAGTGCAGAACCTAAATACACTCGATACAGCGAATACGATCATTGGCAAGAATGTCAAGATGCATGGAGACAAGTATCTTATGAGTTTACGCAAGAGGAGATAGCATACTGTGCGGAACCGGAATAAATTCATATTCGATGTAGACGGAACATTAACACCCAGTCGTGGTATTATTGATCTACAGTTTAAAGCATTTTTTAATACATTCTGCTTGATGAATGATGTGTACCTAGTTACTGGCAGTGACAAGCCTAAAACAGTAGAGCAACTTAGTGAACATACTTACAATTTAGCAAAACGTGTTTATCAATGTTCAGGCAGTGATGTGTACGAAGGCGATAATAGTATACTTAAAAGTGTATGGGAATTACCTGCACTAGCAAGAACATTTCTAATTAGTTGTGAATACGAAAGTCAGTTTACTGAACGTACAGGTATTAGGCATATAGAAGAACGTTCAGGTATGGTAAACTTTAGTGTGCTAGGCCGTAGTGCGTCTCCAGAACAACGTGCAAAATATGTTGCATATGACACACAAGAGAATGAACGTATTACAATAGCAAATGCATTTAATATAATGTTTCCAGAATTGCAAGCAACTGTAGGCGGAGAGACTGGGATTGATATTGCTCCACGTGGCGCAGATAAGTCACAGATACTAAGAGACTTTAAAGAAAATGACACTATACATTTTTATGGTGATGCAATGTTTGAAGGTGGCAACGATAAGCCGCTAGCAGATGCGCTACAGAAATATCAGTTAGGATTTTCTCATCAAGTTAATGACTGGAAACATAGATGGGAGAAACTACGTGAACATACTACTAACGGGGCATAAAGGATTTATAGGATCAGTGCTGTTAAAGGCACTTGAACTAAATCACACTGTTACAGGTATCGACTTATTAGACGGCAACGATTTACTAACTTGTGAATTTCCTAATCAAGATTTTGATTTAGTTATACATTTAGCAGGACGTTCAGGAGTACGTGAAAGTATTAAAGATCCAGCAGCATATTGGATGAATAATGTAGAAGCAAGTAGACGTTTGTTTGAACGTTATCATAATACACGTATACTGTATGCCAGCAGTTCGAGTGCTTACGAGCCCGATTTGAACCCTTATGCGGCGTCTAAGTATGTACTAGAAGAACTTGCAGAACGATACTGTGACACACTAGGTCTACGTTTCCACACAGTATATTCTACTAACCCCCGTAAGAACATGTTCTTTGACAAATTATTTAATGGTACGCTAGAGTATACAACTACGCATTACAGAGATTTTGTACACTTGTTTGATGTAATTGACGCTATTAATATACTAATACATCACACACATATTAAAGGTACAATTGATATCGGTTCTGGTGTTCCGATAAAGATCCAAGACTTTGCACCAGAGTTACCAGTTCGTCTAAATACCCCAACAGAGAGACAATGGACCTGTGCTAATTTAGAAAAAATGAAGCACCTTGGCTTTAAACCTAAATATAGTATAGAAAAGTTCTTGACAACTCGCAATAAAGATAATATAATAAAGATTAATATAGGAGAAGAAGTATGAAAGATATTTTACAAGACGTAGTTGCACACACTCATTCGTTAGGATTTCTTAACTTAGTTAAAGTAACTAGTGACGGAGGCACCCAGATTGATAGCATGGCAGACGATCGCAGTGTTATTATGAGTGCTGCTACTCACACAGCAGTTCCTGAGTTTATAGGTACATTTGGTATGCCTAACTTAGGTAAACTTGCATTGCATCTAAAAAACCCAGAGTATCAGAAAGATGCAAAACTTGCTGTTATACAAGCAGACCGTAATGGCGAGACTATTCCGACGCATATTCACTTTGAAAATGCAGCTGGTGACTTTGAGAACGACTATCGCTTTATGAACAAAGCAATTATTGAAGAAAAACTAAAGACTGTTAAGTTTAAAGGTGCTGCATGGAACGTAACATTCCAGCCAAGTGTTGCAGCAATTGAACGTATGAAACTAATGAGTGCAGCGCATAACGAAGAGCCTACATTTAATGTTAAAACTGTAGACGGAAACTTAGTGTTTAGCTTTGGTGATCAAAGTACACACGCAGGCGAGTTTGTATTCCAGCATGGCGTCGAAGGTACACTACAACACACATGGAGTTGGCCTGTTGCAGCAGTGCAGTCTATCCTAGGCCTTGATGGTAACTTGACTATGAGTATCTCAGATCAAGGCGCTATGCAAATTAGTGTAGACAGTGGAATGGCAAATTACGATTACATTCTTCCAGCGCAAAGTAAGTAATATGAACACAGACCTTACAGAAGCACAACAAGATTATGCACACTTCTTGCCCGCACTAAGTGGCTTCTATGCTACTTACGTGGGCAAGCAACGCTACCCTGATCCTGTAAATGGTCCGTATGTTCCTGATACACGTATACCTAATAACTTTGCAAACGGTATGGAAAGTCTTAACTATCTTAATGCTAAAGAAGGAGCGTTCACATACAAGTGGACGCTTTATTCTGCAGGACATGCCGAGTTAGACACTAACAAACATAGTCCTAAAGAAGACATGATCCGTAATAGAGATCGTGCTAATACTTGGGCACTAGGTGATAGTGGCGGCTTCCAAATTGGTAAAGGTGTTTGGGAAGGCGACTGGAAAGATCCTAATTGTCCTAAAGCACAAAAGAAACGTGATGGCGTGCTACGTTGGATGGATGCATACATGGACTATGGTATGATCCTTGATATCCCAGCGTGGGTTGCACGTTCACCAGCAGGTGCTGCGGCAACTGGAATTAGTACATATGATGAAGCTGTTAAAGCTACACGTATTAATAATGACTATTGGATG